CCCTCCTTTGCCAAAACCGACAGCCTGATAGGTGAAATTTCTATCAATCGAAGCATTTGATGAATTTTTGAAGTGAACAGTAAAGCCCGTTCCAGATACGTTGGACACTTCAAAGTAATCTCCTGATGCCATATTCTGAGCATTGATACCAATAGAGGGTAAATTAGAATTTGCTCCTAATAATGCTGACGTTCCAGTGAAAAAGGGGTGGGTAAAAGTAATAGCTTTAGCTCCTGCTCCGCTTGCTGTTACATTACCTTGTTCTGTTCTTCTCTGTAAAGATGCTGTGTAGCCCATTTGACTTACTCTAATATCCTGTGCAGGATCATCACTTGTAAAGTTGGTTCTAAATTGAAATCCTCTGCCTTTGTAAGTACCGTTAGCAAATGTTTGAAAGTCTGTATAAGTAGGAGATCCAGAACTAGGGTCATCTTGTGTAACTCTTACTAACATCTCCGCATTAACATCTGTTGCTTGAACTCCATCAAAATCTGTCCAAGTGTCAATATTTGCGGTTCTACTATCAAATAAATCATTAGGATAAAATGCCTCTGTTAAAAAATGACGTTTAAGATCAAGACTAAATACCGCACCTAAGTCTAAAGTTGTACTTCCTGCTGCTCCTCCAAAATCATAAGTACCAGAAGAAACAATACCTCCAAAATCATCAACAGAAGAAACAGTATCAAGATCTGTTATTGAATCAAAGTTACCAGCACCAATTAAATTTAAACTTGATGTAGCAGAATCATAAGCAACATTAACTTTAGTACCTTGAAACTGAGGACTATCTAAATCTTCTCTTCGTGTTTGTGTAATTAATGGAGCTAGGTTATCAGGTAGATCAATTATTACGCTAGTTTCTCCAGAACAGAATCTACCGCCATCATCTTGAAATTTTAAAATATACTCACCTTCAAGATACGGAACTTCCGCAGTTGTGGTATTACCAGCCAATGCTTGAATCAAGTCAACAGAGTTAGAAAAAGTACCGCCACCGTCAGTTCTTGTAGAGTGCCTTACATAAACAAGACCTCCATGAGTAACATCTAAATCTGTAGATAAGTTCCATCTAAGCCTTACTAATTTTTCATTTATTGGTTCGGCTGATAATCCAGTAACATCTGATGGTAGTGCAGTTTTACCAACCGCATTAAATGTTAAATCGGCAGAAGTCGCACTTGTCTGTAATGCAGCATTATAACTGAATACTTGAAACTCATACGTTCCAATATCCGTGTTGAATATTTCAAAGTCAGGAGAAGAAACTGTTGTAGAAACAAAGTTACCATTGTTAAATCTATAATTGACCTGATATTGAGTAACACCAACAATAGGCTGCCAACTAACAATAAGTTTTGCTACTGCCTGATTATTAATTTCAACAAGTTTTTCTTCTGCTTGTAAAGCACTAGGAGGAGGCTTTGGTAAATTTAATATTGATACAGACCTTGCTGGTAAGGTTGCACCATCTTCGATGAAATCATATTTAGCATTTACATAAGATAAAGCAGTAATCGCATAGTTTATACCATCAGATTCTTCTACCGTTATTACTCTAAATTTTTGAGCTTCAACTGTATCATTGGCTAATAACCAAACAGTATTGACATTAGGAGTTTGTGAAAACGCTTCTGAAACAGTTATAACTGCACCTGAGACAGACGAGACATCTTTAGTTTCTACAGTTCCATCTGGTAAAACTACACTCAATTTTGGATTATTTGTTGTTGGCAAATCTGTAGAGGCAGAATCATCCACAGTTATTTGAGTTGTTGTTGCAGCACTAACTCTTCCTCCTCTGCGAACACCAGAACGAACAGGATCAGCAATATCAATAACAGCACCAGGTCTTACAACAACACCAGAATCTACAGAAGTTGCAAATGCAACAACTTCACTTTCATTTTGTTCAGCAAATAAAATAGCTTTTGCTAATCTTCTAGCCTGACCTCGGCTAGTACACGCAAATCCTTTTACTTGCTTAATAATTACTCCTAGCTTGGCTATCGAAGCGGTATCTTCATAAACTTCATAATCTATTTCTCTGCTATCCATATTGAAGTAGGAAACAGAAATAACAGTGTTTCTTGTTTTTAAACCACTTCCCGAATAGCTAAAACCTTCTTCAGTTACATTGGCTAAATTAAATAAATAACTTGCATCTTTTGGACTATCTTGTGCAAGTTGAATAGTTCCAGCAGACCATATCGGCATACATCTCATAACACCTGCCAGTTCATTTATCAGATCAAATGCCTCACTCGATGATTGAATATTTACGTTACAACTGAATCTAGCTTCCTGTCCTCCAAAACCATCTGATACCAATGTATTAGCAAATTTACTGGCAGTAACAAAAGAAAAAAGATCAAGAGAACTATCAGTTATATGATTACCAAATCCATATCTGGTATCTGTGAGAAGATCAAGCAGCACCATCGCAGGGCATGAGCACCATTGGGCTGCTCCGAGTACTCCGTTAAAGACGTAGCCGTCAGGGTAAATAATTCTACCTGTATTAGCATCTACAGTAGGAGTACCAGAACTATTCGCACCAGCACCAGGAATCCTTACTTTTATTCCTCTAATACGATACTTTCTTGTTGGTATTGATTGAAACTGCATAGAATCCAACCGAAGAGAAGCATAAGCACTATTGGCATAAGTAGAAGCATCATCAATAATTTCGCTAAAACTTGTCCATGTAAAAGCATCTATAAGGCTTGCATCTGTACTATCTGCGGTAACTCTTGTAACTCTTATATCAACAGGAAAAGAACCTGTAATATTTATTCTGTAATCTCTTTGGTACGCATCAGCAGTTCTTCCTGTGATAGTGTCATCAATAACATCAGTGAAACCACCAGAATTATATTGAACTCCTATTTTTAACTGAACAGAAGAACCTAATAAGTCTCCTTTGTCTGTAGCTTTTTGTAATTGAGGAAATGTAATGGTTACATTAACTGCATCAACATTTGAGTTTGTTATCTGCCTAGTAACTGGAGAAGATTGGGTTACAGTAACTCCTACTGCTGTTGTAGATGCACTACTTTCAATACCTTCGACTTTTGTTTGTCCTGACGTTCCAAATCTAGGATTAAATTTAACATCTTGAAAATTAAAATCTGTTGTAACTGGATTAGTAGAATCAGCAGATGATTTTAAAACAGGAGTATCGTTAAGAAATACATCTTTTAATGCAGCATTATTGTAAGCAGTAGTTCCCTGTGTTCTACCTTCTTTTGATGCAGAAGCAAAACCTTCAATTTCTCCTTCAGAAATAAGATCAAGAAAAGTAGCAAACTGTCTACTATGTAAAGTATCAGGTGCTCTGGTTGGTTGAGGTGGGGTAGGAGGAGTACGTCTACCACCACTACCTTTTATAATTTTAGGTTTTGTCATGCTTGTACCTGCTGTGTATCAATAGCACCACTGATTACGACTGAGCCAGTCACGATTTCTCCATATACTATTGGTACAGGTGTACCAGCCCGTGATGTATTTTGAGTTCCAGAAAAACTAAATGATAATTGTGGATCTTGTTCTGACTTAAATTCTTTTGGTTTAGGTAAAGGAAATAACATATCACTTACACCAGATAAAACTAAAGCACCACCAAGAGCACTTATAGCTGTACCTATTTTTGTTGCAAAAAGAACTCCAGGAGTTGAAATACCAATCACTCCTGCACTCGCACCACCAAAACTTGTAGTTCCAAATAAACCAGCACCAGGAAAAAAGAATGATGCACCTATCAATGCAGCACCTAACAGTACTTTTCCCGTACCACTACCAGCACCACTTACAACAGGAACAATATGTATATCTTCTTGTCCTATTGGATGATGTATCTCATTTTTATCTACTGCATAATTACCAACTTTTACATAATAATATTGAGGATTCATATACTTTTCTACCTGCGGAAAATTATTAACAAGAAAACTAACTGCTTTTGCAAGACTATCTACCTGTATTTCAAATTCTTTATGCCCTATAAACTCAGCAAGTTCGCCATATAGCTTTAATTTACGCAACATAACGATACCTCCCTCCTGTACATTTTAATAACCATTGAGAATAAGGTTCTCTACAAGATAGTCTATCGGTTAAATGATGTAAAACATCTCCATCTAAAAAAATAGCTACATGATTTAAACCAGTAGATCCGATAGACATTAATAAGGCATCACCATTTATAAGTTTTTCATCTGGTCTAAGTTCTCTAAAACCTGTTCTCCATGCACAACTTTCAAATAAAGGATTTAAAATAAATTCTTCTGGTGTTACAGGTCTATCCCAATCCTTTAGTTCAACACCCTTTTCTTCCTTATACCAATCTCTAACTAAACTCCAGCAATCAGTTACACCCCAAACCCATTGCCGACCCAATAAAGGTGGTTTATATCCACATGGTTTATAATATCCCCATTGTTCTGTTTTTGGATTAACAATATGCCACGGAAGATTACTTTGTTCACAACTAATCTTATCTGCCTGACTAGGAACAGGAGGTGTTATAGGGTGACTATGAACAACGGCTGTTATCTCACCAGTATTATCTGCTTTTACATAATCTTCTGGATCAATAATAAAACATTGATGATCTGTCATTGAAAGATTACGACAAGGAAAATATTTTTCTTTACCTTTTACATTTAAAAGTAACCCACAAGATTCTTTTGGATCTTCTCTTTTTGCATGAAGTAATGCTTTATATTTCCAACTCATGCTACAAATGTACCAATAGAAGGAAATTCAGTTCTTGTACATTGTCTTTTAGGAGCACGAATACCAGCAAGATCAAATACAGCAGCTAATTCAAATTCAACTACCTCTCTATTTTCTGCTGATTTTCTATCAATTTTATATATCTCTTGAGGAAACTCTGCTGTAGGATCTGGTGTTCCCAATGGATTTGTGCCTCCAGAAAAATTTACAGCATCTAAATATCTAGCTAAAGTCCTTATTCTTGTAACTGTAGCTCCTGTTAAATCGTTTCCTGTCGTTACCGCATTTACGTTTAACAAAATAGCTGTAATAGTTCCAAGAGCATTACTTACTCGTAAAGTTGGTCTAGGTAACTGTCCTTTTTGAAATGCAAACCCTTCTGCTTCTATGGGCATTTTTACATAACTATTACCAGCCCAAACAATATCTCCATTATTTACTCCATTTGTACCTGCATGAAATCTATAAGTAGTTGCTGATCCATGTAATGCAGCTTCAGTTGTAAGAGTAAAAAGTTCAATTATCGCTGAAGGATTGATCTTTTGCAGATCAGTAATAATTGGAGCAGTGCTCATGGTTCAAATACTTCTCTGAATGTTGTTTGAATTGTAGCTCTATTATTATATGGTATTGATTTTGACCAACTTTCGCAAACAAATTTTTGTGCAGCAGTTTCTCCAGGTGCTTCAAAATCAAAGCTAGCACTATCATTTGCACGGGCATCGAGGAAAGTTTCTATAGTATCTGCATCTGTTTCTGAAACTTCAAAAGTAAAATCATATACTTTTGGATTTTGATGTTCTGCTAATCCAAATAATATTCTGTGTTCAAACCCATCAGCAAAACGAATAGTACGAGTTAATGGTGCAGAACTTTTTTGTTGTCCGTATGTAGGTTTTATTGAAGGAAAAGTAGCCATTATGAAAGTAAACCTCCAGGTCGTTTTTGTTTTAATAATTCTGATTGTATCGCTACTGACAAAGCAGCACCAAGTTCTTTACCACGTTGTCTATCTCCTTGAACATTAGAACCAGAAGCATCTACATTAACAACTACATTAGTTGAACCACCCATATTAGCGTTAGAAACTATACGACCACCTGCATTTGGAACAAACATTTCTGGTCCACGTTCTCCAACAATATAATTTTTATTTGCACTAACAGGACCACCATTAGCTCTAAAGAAACTAGAACCTGGGAATAAACCACCTAAAAATGCGTTTACACCGAATCTTATTAGTGATGATTGTATTTCACGGAATACACTACGAGCAACATCACCAAGAGTTTTAGTACCATCTATCGCACCTTGAATAGCATTTACCAAACCATCTTCTACTGTTTGACCAATACTTCTGTATAAATCTTTTAATTTTTGTACTTGAGCCATCTGCTCTTCAGCTTGAGCAACTGCTCTTACAGCATCTTCTATAGCATCTCTATTTTCTTCTCCATACATTGCAACCGCTTCTGCTATTTTTTGTCTTATTGCAGCTTCTCTATCTCCTAATTCAATTCGTTGCATTATCATATCTTTTTCTTGTCCTAAACCTATAATATATTGGTCAAATGCTTTACCAGTACCAGTAACTATTTCATTTGCATTTTCAATATCTCTATTAATTGCATCAATAATTTTCTTTCCAAAAGGCAATTTCTCTATCGCCAAAGTTAATTGTTTTAATACAAAACCAACAATAGAAGCAAGGCTATTAAATGCAAATAAAATTCCATTAATTAATCGTAATATTCCAGTTAAAGCAGTAATAAATGGAGCACTAATTATTCCTAATGCTGTCGCTGCTGCTGCTCCAAATTTTTGAAATTCAGCAGTTAATAAATTAATATTGTTTGCTATATCTGTAGATGTTCCTGGCACTGCACCAGTTTGCATAGCTATTTCTTTTTGTATAGCTTCTCTAGCTTCTTCTGTTTTACCTTGTTGTTTTAATAAGGTAACTGTCTTAGCTAATTCTCTGTTTACACCAATAGAAGATTCTTCTAAAGCATCTAAATTAATATCTCTTGCAGCATTACCAATAGCAGTAATTTGTTGAAGATTACGTTCTAATAAAGTACCAAGAGCACTACCAAGTATTTGAGCACCAAAACCCATTCCTTTAGGTGCTAATGCAGAACCTAGAATACTACCACCAACTGCTCCTGCTCCTCCACCAAATAACAATGGAAAACCTGCTCCTAAGAATTGTTCTTGCCTTCTTCCTTTTCTAATTCTTCTAATATTTTCTAATCGTCTAAACGCTTCTTTTCTTCTTTTAGATTCTATTGATTGCTGTTTTTGTACTTGATTTGTAATTTGTTTTTCTTTTTGCAAAACTTTATTTGCAGCATCAACTCGTATTTTTGCGACTTGTTTCTGTTGATTTGTAGGAGTTAAAAACTTACTACTTGTTTGACCTGCTGCTGGTAATCTTCTACTTGGTGGTACAAGAGTTGCACTTCCTAAAGCACTTATCTGCTCTTGAGTAACAAAAGCAGTACTAGCAGTAAATGGTTTAGCTGCTCTAGCTGCCTGACTTTGAATATTTGCATTTATTCCTAACTGCCTTCCTATTGCTCTACTTATATCTAAAAATTCTTTTGAACCAACAATAGTCATCTCTTGCATACGCTTGAGCATTGACATTGCTTCATTACCAGCAAGTATTGTTCTAGGGAACGCTTCTATTTCTTTTAATCTTGCACTAACACTTCCTATGGTTAACTTTGAATCTGCTCCACTTGCCATAGCAAAAGCAGTAGCTTCTAATCTTAATGCTTTAAAATTTCCTGCTAATAAAGCTGTTGCTGCTCTTTGTCTTTCTGTAGCCCTTCCTGCATCTTCAAATGCTTTTCTTACAAGCATCATTTCTTCTTTTATATTTGATATTTTCCCTGCAAAATTATTGAGCCTACCGCCTTTACCAAAGTTATCAATAATTACTTTGCCTTGTTGTATCTGCTCATTTAATCTTTTTAAAGCTGCCTGTGCTGGATCTGTTTTTATATTTATCTTTAATTTATTTATATTTCCAAAAGTCTTTTCTACCTGCTTTGCAACCTGTTGAAGTTTTCTTACATTCTTTTCTCCACGACTCGTATTTATAACAAGATCAATCTGTTTAATCGCCATTTCGACCTAATTAGCAAAACATATATTCTATTCTACCTCGATTTGGGTATAACGCTTCTTCTTTGTGTTTTATCTTGTTCTTTTTTCTGCTCTTCATTTCTTATATCATAAAAAGCAGCCCAACCTATCATCTCCTCAAGAGTTAATGTCTCACATAATTCACTAACAGATTTTTTTAATTCATTTGCTAATGAATAAATAAACATCCAATCAGGATTAGCTTTTCAAATCGGCTTTTGCCTCTTCAACCTCCTTTTCAGAACCAGCTTCTAACATTGCCAGTTGTATCTCTTGAAGAACAGAAGCAGCAACTTCTCTTCTTAATGATGCTTTGTCTCCATCAGCAAATAATCTTTTGCCCTGTTTATCTAATGCTTTTTCAATCATTAACTGTAAAGCAAAATCATTAGCATCTTCAGTTCCACTTTTCTTTGAAATAGCTTCTCTTTCAGCAATAGTTAATGGATGCCAAAAAATAGTTAATAAGATTTCATCATTATCCATGATGTCATACTTATAAAGTTGGCTTACACCAAATTTATTCTTAAGGAGATCAACTGCTCTAGTCATAATATTATATAGCTATTAGAATTATATCAGCTATTGGCGAAAAAGGAACAAGATATGATTCCTAAGAAATGTGAACGATCTTCAATTTCAACAGGAATCGGACCACTGACTTCTCCTACTCTTGGAGAACAAGAAAAAGGATCAGCATAACTTGAACTGTTAATAGTATTTAAACCATCAATAACTGATTCAGAAATTTCAGATAATCTTGAAGTTCCTTTACTCTTTGGAACATAAACATTTGCTTGTATCGCACCAGAATAATAATCAGCAGAAGCACCTTGAGCTTGTAACGTAGATTGACTAAAAGTAATAGAAGTTGTTATGTAAGTAACTGTTTTTCCAGGAGTGGTAAAAGATACGTTGTCATATACAAGTTTTACTCTAGGATCAACGTCTACAACTGCATCTGTTATAGCTTTTTCAAAAGCTGCTCTTACGTTAACTAAAGTCATAATTTAGAATACCTCGAACCTAATGCTGGAGCACTTCTACCACCTTGAGTATCTTTATATAATACTTGCGTATCAGCTACCCTTACATCTGGTCTGTTCATACTTCCACCAAATATAAAATCAACAACTTGTCCTAAATTTTCTACATAAGGCACGATTGAACTATTAGGAGATCCCAATGCTTGCCTTGCATAATTAGCTCTGTTACCAATAAATACTGTATCTCCAAATTTATAATTTCTATCTTTTGGGTATCTAGGTTCAATAATAGGTGCTGTTTTAATTCCGTTATCTCTATCTTTTTTTACCTGTGTCCACGGAGAAGTTTGTTCTTCATTTGATAGTGGTCGGTAGGTATTTGCTTGCCAACTAGAAGCAAAGAAACCAGTATATTGAGGACTTTCTGATGGTAAGTCGTTAAGAATAGTACTTATCAGATTATTAAATTGAACATTTAGTTCTCCTTTTGTTGAAGCAATACCTTGACTTAAAGCATCAGGACTTGATTTAGCCATTAGAATCTTACCGATAAAGTGAACAGATAAGTTTGACCACCTTGTTTGGTGTCAATATTAACTATCTGTGCAGTTCGAGTACTTCCTGCATAACTTAATATTACTTCATCTTCAAATGTTGGCTGATTACTTCCTATCAGATCAGGTGTAATATATATCCTTGCTTCTCTAATTTCTTTTGCAATATCCTCTTCACTTCTAATAAATTCAACTGGTGCTTTAATATCAGAATAAGTCGTATCAACAGTAATCTGTTCTCCAGTTTCCACGTTGTAACTAGAAGTTCCTTTTTTTACATAAGTAATAGTGGTATCTAAAGAATTACCTAAAGTAGAAACTATATCTTTAGCAACACTTTTTAAAATAGAATCTAATTGACCTGCCATTATCCTCTAACCACTCTCATCTGAAAAGTACCTGCTCCACCTAGCATATATGCTCCAAGATAACTTTGTAGCCACGGGTAAACATCCATAATATTATTTATAGATCCAGTTCCCTGACTATCTTTATTGTATTTAACTTGGATATCTCCTAATTTTACTTCAGAAAAATTACCATCTTTACCTGTAGTACCTGTAATAGCATCAGTATCATTTGCCAAAGCCCTAGCTAATTCATACTGTGCATATTTAATATTATTTGGAATAGTAGAACAACTTAATTCAACTCTATCTACCTGATAATTTGTTCTGGGAAATTTTAATGCTTGATTTTCGTCACATCTATCTCCTTGAAATACAAAAGTATCAATCCATCTTGTAGCAGCTATTAATGATCTATTCTTCTGATCGTCTGTTTTG